CGGCTGTGTACATTATGTGTCCTCCTCTCCGCTTTTCGCGGCTGTGGTGTGGTGGGCGTCTGCCAGATCTTCCCTATACATCCGTATCCACCTCGTCAGCGTTGCCCTCGCCACACCTATGTCAATCGCTTTCTGCGTGATGGTGCCTGGCGCGGCCATAAGCTGCCGACATATTGGAAATTGTATGTCATGGGCGTTCTGCCCCTCTGCGGCCTTTTGTCGCCTTTGCATGGCGTTTTCGCGTGTTTCCGGTTGTATGTTATCAAAAACCTCGCCATCTGATCTGCGTTGTAGGCTGTGCAATGGCGGACGGCGTTGTCGGGCACAATGCAATCGGGATATTGGCAGCGGTAACAGCACCTCTTTTGCTCTGGCGTGTCGTATTCATCAAATTGTGCAATCCGTGGTATCACTGTTGGGCCACCTCCCACTCTTTGAAAATCTGCATCCAGTTTTCAAGACTCATGGTCACAAGCCATTCGCAGTTGTTTTTCCGGTGGAATACCGCCGGGTACGTCTGAGACGGGCAATCATGCTTTGCCTGCGCCATTTGCATAAGCCTGTCTCAATGTCTGGGTCGTATATGTAAAATCCGTCCTGCTTGATTTCCCGCTGTCCTCTGGTGCCGAATATGGCATCTTTTAGACGCTCTATCGGTGTGTTGCCTTGATAGATAACCTCATCGTCTACAATGTCGCCCGCTTTGTAATAATCAATAACGTGCATCTGGTGCAGATCAGGCGATTCGTACCAGTAGACTAAAACCCTCTCACCGCTTTCGGGTAGTGCCGTGTTAATGCTTGTCCAGTTCATGCGTTGCCCTCCTCCTTCACATACTTGCATTTATCGCAATTTTTAGTGATGTTGTTGCAACAGCCGTAATAGTGATTGCAAATGCGTCTTATAAATCCAAAGATAACAGACTTAATTTTCCAAGATAGCGGCGTTTTCATGGCTTATCCTCCATCTTGGCCCCACAGTTGGGGCAGTAGCAAAAGCGGTATGTGTCATTATCAAACAGGTTCCAATCAGCGTGACAGTAAGAACAGAGAACACTATCTTTTGTTGGGTTTTCTATCCACTCCCCACGCATCACAGGCACAACGTCCACGGTATTCTCGCCCCATATAAGCGACTGCACAAGTTCTTTGAAATATTGATTAAACACTTTACTTTCCATGATGTGCTTTTCCATTTGTTCTGCATCAATCAGCCTCATGCTATTCCTCCTTTGCTGACTGTTGGAGCCAATCGAAATTTGCCTGTATAGCTTCGTCCGCTGTTGCGTAATACCCGCCCGCAATCCCTGTATAGTGCCTATTGAAGTCAGAAGGTACAAAGAATAGCATTTCTCTCGCCAATTCCTCATCATTCATGCCCCGTATGCGGTCGGCGTTGGTAGCGACATTAATGTCCTTACCAGCCCTACGATTCCAAGCGGCTATGGCTTTCGCTTCGGACTTATATTCGTCACTACTTGCGCAACACTCTTTGCAGACAACGCGATATTCGTCATGGCTGCCAAGCCCGAGGCTTCCGTATCCGATGTAGCGCGCTATTATAGCCTGTTCTCCCCCGCAAAACGGACACGGTAATAGTGTGTTACTCATGCTCTACCTCCAATCGCTTGCCGCACATGGGGCAGTATTTTATATCAAATATTGCCAATTTACCCTTTGCGTCCATAAAATGAATGCGCTTGCTTTTGGCACAGAGATATAGAATGGCTTTGCTAACGCCTACCTCTCCGTTGTCAATGCTTTTGCTGCTTTGACTACAATATTCGCACCCTTTCTCGCGTTCCGCTTTTTCGCGGAGGGCTTCAAGTATGATAGTTTCAACATCTTTATTGATTGCAGGGTCAAATACTCCACTATAATCAATCTCGCCTGTGCTAATCAGTTCGATCGCCCGTTCAATCTCGTTCATGTTCGGCTCCTTCCTGTTTTTCAAGCGCAGCTTCGGCGGCTTCGCGGGTGAGAAAGACGGTTTTGCCGATTTCATCTGCGTAGGTTGCAAAAGTTTGTAACCCCGCATAGTTGAGCGAACCCAACCGAATTTGCAGTTTCCCTATGCGTTCTTCTGGCACATGTCCGTTTTGTCTTGGATAGAAAAGTTGAATATCGTCAATGGTATGTTGTCCGCTGCGGTGATACACCGTATCCCCCACCTTGCACGGCAGCACCACAAGCAACCCCTGTTCCTCTGCGTCCTCGTACCGTGCAAGGCGTTCAAAGCAATCCAAAATACATTGAAGCGTGTTCTTGTACGGGCTTTCAACCTCTTGCTCGTCTGGCTTTACGTTTACAAGATAAGCGCGACCGTGTTCAGTTCTGGCGGTCAATCTCTCCATCCTCATTCTCCTTTTATTTCAACAACATAATCTTCAGCCACAGCGGTAAATCCGAACTGACTATCAGATTGATGACTAAATAGCTTACATACAGACAGACCGCAGCCAAGATGATGTATAAGACTATTCTCACGGCTCATTCTCCTTTCTCCGGCGGTACTATCCGCGCCCAATGTGTTATCACGTCGCTGTGTCTGCGCCATCTACACAGCCCCGTATCGTCAACGCTGTCGTATATGTAGAATCCGTCCTGTTCGATTGTGCGCTCGCCACGCTTGCCAAACATAGCATCAAGCAGTCTTGCCATTGGGCTATCTCCTATGGGTACAACCTCATCTGATACAATATCGCCTTTACGGAAATATTCGCAAACGTGCGTTTGGTGCAAGTCGCCAAATTCGAGCCAATAGACTAATACGCGTTCGCCGCTGTCCGGCAAGCTGTCTGTTGTTTTTATCCAGTTCATTCTGCATTACCTCTACATTCCCATTTATCTTCGTCCCGACAACCTCGACACACACAAACAGGGTCGTCACATTCGGCGCAATCAAAGTCAACTCTTTCGCACGATGTTCCGCTGTCTTTGTGCATACATACATCGCAACGGTCGTTGCACATAATATCCTCCACCGCCGCGTCTGCCCTGCGCTGGGAGGCGGCAAGCTGGGCTTGCAGGCTCTCAATCAGAGAGGCGGCTTCTTCAACAGCGTACGCAAACTCGCACCCCAGCTTGTATCCCACCAGGCTCTGTGAGTATGTCCGCAACACCCTCACAATCTCGTCAGCGTTCATGCTATTTCCCCTTTCTTTAATGCCTCTCTGGCTGCATAGTACAAAATCCCGTGTATTATCTGCCCCGTTTCGCTTGGTTTGCAAAAGATGATTGTGATGTTGAACCGCACCTGCCATGCAAGCAGGGATGCCAAGAGGCTTTGGGATTTCAGTTTGCTACGGTAATTGTGAAGGAAAATATCGCCCCATGAGGCGTTTTCGATTATGAGGAAAACCTTCAGCCCTTCGGCCTTTGCCCGGGTAAACTCATCCGCGAACCGCTGGCGGTCAACCGTGAAGTTTCCGGCGATCTCGTCAAGATTGGCTTTGCGCTCAATGACTACATCATGCTCAAGCGTCATGTCGCCTATCATCGCGCTGTAGTCCCCGGTATCGAGCTTGCGGGTAATGTGGGGTATCTTTTTGCTGTCAAGATACCCCGTGATGTGCCCGTTGACCTGTTCTCGCGTGTCGCAGATGATCGTTAGCTGCTTGAGCAGTTCCTGGATCTCCTCCTCTGTACGATGCCGCTTCACCTGCTCACCACCTAAAAGGGAAGATCTTCGTCGTCGAGTTCGTCTCCAATCTCAGTGAATTGCGGATGTTCTGGTGCCGCCATATTTGCGGCATCTCTCTTGCTGTCAGCAAAGTAGGCGTTTTCCACAATAACGTCTGTTGACTTGCGCTTGTTGCCATCCTTATCATCCCAGTGTCGTACTTGGAGCCTGCCGCTGACTACAGCCATCCTTCCTTTGGTAAAGTACTTGCAGATGAACTCTGCGGTGTTCCGCCAAGCGGTGCAGTCGATGAAGTCTGTCTGCTTTTCACCGCTGGTATCCTTAAAATCTCTTTCTACTGCGAGCGAAAACGACGCAACTGGAACACCGTTGGGTGTTTGCCTCATTTCGGGGTCGCGTGTGAATCGCCCCATAATTACAACGCTGTTAAGCATATAACGCCTCCTAAATTTTGAATTTCTTCGCCAGTTTCTTTAACTCCTGCTCGTACTGTTCCGGCGGTAGTCCCTTGTTCTGCAAGTCCTTCTTCGCCGCCTCGTATTGCTCAAGTCTGCCCATCAGCTTTTCCAGGGCATCGTGCCGCCGTAGTACTTATCCGCGATTTCCTGCTGAGAGCCTTGTGGCAGACTGCGGAGCCTAGCGTGTGCCCGTTGTAGGCTTGCCTTCGCCTGTTCCTCGGTTTGGCAAAAAGAGCATTTTGCGGGACACTCTGATACGGTTAGGATTTTGCATCTGCGCTCACCGGCGTATGTACAGTTTGCTGTCAATACTTACTCCTCCAATTCTCACAAAAGGTATCAACCAAACCCATCCTGTCCAGAAAGTCCATGAACTGCTTAATAGTTCGCTCTATCGGCTCTACGTCGTCGGGGCGGTAGGTTTCTGTATATATGTACTGCCCATCGCAGATTTTGTACTGGAACTCGTAAGCCTCCGGCACAAGCGCAAAGTACATCGGGTGCTGCGGGGAATCGAGATACTTGCCAACACGGTATGTTTTGCTATATTTCGTGTCGTAAATGATGCCCGCCTTGAGGAAGTCTAACCTTCCGTAAAGCACGAACCTCGCGCCCTGGACGGTCACATCGCGGTATATCGCAGCCTGTTGCTGTGCCCCGTGAAGAATCGGATATAACTCCATGATTGGCTTGTACCATTCGTGCGATGGTTCGATCTCTGCTCCATTTAGAACCGCGCAGAGTGCGTTTTCAAATCTCTGGCCTTCAAGCATGGCCTTCGTTGGCTGAATAGGCTCGCGCCGCAAGGTTTTCAGGAAGTCCTCATAACCGTTTTCCGACTTGTATGTATAGAGCCATGACGAGAGAAGCGACTGGGTTATTAGGAACCGATCACTATACTTTGGCGACATAAGCCTTTGCCTCTTTGCTGTATTCGTAACCGAGTTCCTTTACCTTGGCCTTAAATGCCGCTTCCAGTTCCTTCTCGCTGGTGAGTACGTGCGACAACTTCCGGATGGCAGACAACGCAGGCAGGGCCTTGTCAGGTGAATCAATGCTGGCGATTAAGGCATTGCCTTCCTGTATTACTGCGTTGTAGGCTTCCTTCTTTTTCTTTTGATCCGCCATCTCTGCGGCGATATTTGATTTAATAAACGCAAATAAATCAGTCAGGAAATTGTTCGGATCGCCTTCGTGAAGCTCCGGCACCTTTACA